AGGATAACTTGGCGCTTTACCACCAAGGCCGCCTTCAATAATTGCATCCGTAGTTTGTTTAGTAGTTTTTGGTAGCGCTACTTCTGGGCTTCCTAGTTTGGCCAGTTCCGCTTGTAGTGTCCTTACATTATTTAAAACGGTTTGTAGTCCAGAATCCCATGATCCAAATGGGTTATTTTTTGTAGCCAGTAGCGCGGCTTCGTTGGCGGCCAATACTGTTTGGGCTAACTTTCCGGCCAGCGTAGAATTCTCATTTAGTAAAGCTTGTTGGAGTAGAAGCCTATCTTTTTCGGCTTGGCTTATGTCATTAGTCAACGCCGCCAGGATTTGTGCTTGGTCGATGTCCATAACCTTTGCCGCAGTGGCTAATACCAACGCCGCTTTATCAGCCTTTAATTTATCTGCCGCTGACTTGGCGGCCGCTTTAACCAAATCTGCCTTTTTCTTTTCTTCTGCCGCTATCTTTTTTGCTAACGCCAAGGCTTTCTTATCTTGGGCTAATTTGGCATAACCAATTTGGGCTGGCTCTGGCGATGCACCCATGAAGCTTGCAGTTTTTAGTCGCTTATCTTTTCCTAAATTAGCAATTAAGTTTATGCCGGATATGGATTTACTGACATCTAACAATTCCGCAAAAAAGCCACCGCCCGGTAAAGCTTTTAATTTGGCGCTAATTACTCCTATGCCACCAACAATATCTGCTACATATTGCGCCGAATCGCGCATGGAGTTAGCGAACTCTGTAGCCGAACCATCTTTACCTACTACATCGGAAAACGCATCTACGAACCCTTTACCAATAATCTCCTGGACATCTGTCAACGCCGCTTTAAGTATTCGCATTTTTCCAGCGTAAGTATCAGCCGCGGCTAAAGCCGAGCCGCCGAAGTTCTTATTTAATTTTTCTTGGATAGCGTTAAAGTCGCCAGCGGCTATTTCGGCTTTAGATATGCCAGCGCCTAATCTTGATACTGCGGTGTAGTTGCCTAGGTAGGCCCGGCTAAGGGCAGTAGATACGGTCGAAAGCGACCTGCCGGTTGCCTGGCTAACATCTAACGCAGTGTTTAATAAATCTTGGGCCTTGGTGTAATCGCCCGTGGCCACCGCTAAGGATTGAAATGCCGGGCGAAGCTGATCGTCTAAAACTCCGGTTGTATCTTGTAAGCCTTGAATGTAACTAGATAAAACGCCAGAATCAAAATAGACCCCTAAGTTTGTAAGGGTTTTTTCTAATTGCTTGGCCGCCGCATCGTCGGCTAAAAATGCTTTTACTGATCTACGGCTGAATTCTTCAATAGCCGCAACGCTAACTACCCGGGCAATACTTTTAGCTAATTTATCAAATGACGTTTCGGCTTGCTTTACGCTTTTAGTTCCGGTGAACTGCGTAATAATGTCAATAAAAACCTTAGAAGTATTCGATGCCATTACGCCGCCTTATTATTCTGCCAGCCGCCAGCCATAACGGCCTTTGTAAAGCGCTCTGTGGTGCTATCTATGGCCGCTAACACTGCCTTTGTAGCCTTCTGGTTATCTTCATACCAAGCCCGGTAAATCAAACGACCGCGCATTTTGTTATCGCCCTTTAATGGAGAATTAGTATTAAGGGCCAGGTTAAAGTGATAGCCAGCGTTTGGGTTACTAGATTTAGATCGTTCCGAACCGCCAAAATTTAAACGCCCTGCCGTTTCATAAATCGAACCTGCCCGGGACTCATTGAGAATTTTGTAAAGCGCCGTAAAACCTTTTGAGTTAGGCCGTGATTTACGCAGTGAATACTTAATGCCCGAGCGCACTTCGCTTGCATTATATTTAGGAAACTGCCCTACTCTAAAAGCCGAGTTTCCGGCGCTAATAGCTTTGCCACGGCCGCTAAAAGTCCAGCCAGATAGGCCGGGAATTCTAGGCGTAGCGTAGGACCTAGCAGTTTTAACTACTGGCTTTAGAACATTACGCACGTTCTTAGTCAGCTCTTTATCTAATTCCGGTGCCAATTTGCGCATGCCTTTACGGACTTCTATGAAGCCTTTAACCCTTACTGGCACGTCGCACCGCCTTCGCTCTGTCGCTTAAAACCATAAGCATTGCATCGATCATTCTGCGATCTAATGCAAGTAGTTCATTTGGCGCAATTCCGGTTTCCACTGCCAGGGCGGCAATTAGATAAGTTACGGAATTACGCTCTATTCGTTTGGGGCTTCGTCGTCTACTATCTCTACTTTTTCTAATGTATCTACGAACTCGGCGCCGAAAGTTTTAATGGTGCCCCATTCTGGATTTCGGCGGCAAGCTTCCCAAGCAAGCCAAAAAATATCCGTTTGTTTAGCTTCGGTGGTAAAGGCCTTTGAAAAGCCCATACCCTTCCACAATTCAAACGCATATTCGATACTCGGCGTAATCTTCTGATCTACTACCTTGCCATCGATTTTAGTTATTTTTATCCTTGCCATTTTGCACCCTTTTCTTTAGTTAGTTATTACCAGGTTCCACTGGTTGTTTGAACGATTGTGCTATTGCAAGTAAAGGATAAGGAACTTGAACTCATCTCACCTGCGGCACCTGCGATTGGTGTTAGGTTGTTAATCAAGATTGAAACGGTGTATAGCGGATTTGTAGCGCTAATAGTCGTTCCTGGTCCCGGCACAAGCTTTGCGGTTACTGTTGTATAGATAGCGCTTTGAAGTGTTGCGCATACATTTGCCGCCGCGAAATCGTTTAGGAATTCCAAATCCAGCGTTCCAGTTTGTAGCCCGGCTACATATTTTCTGGATGAGTCGCCAAGTGAAGTAATTTCCAATTCGTCTGCGGATTGCGTTAATGTGGCGCTTGTAACGTGATCTGTAATATCTATTGCATTGATTTTAACGGATGCGGCGTTTAGGAATACGGCCATTTAGTTTTCCTCTTCTTTCTGGGCTGGTTGGGATTTAGGGGTTTCTGTTACTTGGCCTATCTTCTTTAGGAAAGCCAAATTTTCTGCGGTTGTATCTGACATTTTTTAACTCCATTCAGTTACGATTGATACGGATAACTCTGCGCTTAACATCTGGCCCTGCTCTAGTCCAAGCACCACTGGCGCTGACATATTGCTTACCCGATAGTTAAGATTTGAATCTGCTAATTTATTTACTACTGCCACCATGAATTCTTCGATGTCTGCCAAGTTAGCCTGGTTATCAAACATGGGAACTATCATTACTATTTTAAAATTTGCAGTAGGTCCTACGGTGTCGTATTTATTATTGCTAAAAGTAAAATATTCATCGTCGGGCTGAATATAAACACTGTTCGCAATTGGACTAGTCGGTGGAAATGAGAAAACGGACCAAACTGACGCATTTGTTAAAGCTGCGGCCAAGGTGGTTCGTAAGGCTGTAACGGCAACCATTTTTAACCAACCATTGACCGGGGCGATGTATAGGGCGCAATAAGGCCCCTAATTTTCGCCATTAAGGAATTCGACATTCTCCAGGGGCTAATGCTTCCATCTAGCGCCATTCCGTTATTTTGGCTGGATTGTCTGGCTTGCCAAATTTCACATGCCAGGATCAACGCGGCCTGGCGAATGGCTGGCGTAGAAGCGTAAGCGGTGCTTTTAATATCAACGCCAAGAGCCTTGCCATATGGAACTATTTGGTGGTAATTATCGTTTGCGTTTGTTTTAGCAAATTGAATTATTGAATAACCTAAAGGAAATATGCCCGGGGTATATGGGAAATTGAATAACGATGGGAATGTAGAAGAACCGTTTGTAAATGGCCAAGTAGATGTAATTACTTTAGAACCGTTATAAATAGTTCCGCATCCGCTAACCGTAATTGTCTGGCCCGATACGAATGATAGAGGCGCTGATATAACTAAAGTAGCTATATTGTTTTGCAAGCCAGCGCCTACCACCGGATAAGAGTCAAACCAAAGATATTGATTGAGTTGATCCTCTGCCGTTTGGCAGACCTCTTCAACGATGGAGTCGGCGTATAAAGTGCCAATACCCAAATTTGCCTTTAATTCAGCGGAAGTTACATAGGTAGCCGGCATGCCTTACTCCTTTCGTGTTTAGACCGATACTCCCCAAGGGCACTAGGGGAGTAACGGCATCTATTGGTTTGCCCTATTTATCAGGTTAGGTTGAAAGTTCTAACGCCGCGTGTCATTGTTACAAGTGGTGCCATGAAGCCGTAAATGGCAACCTGGACCTGCAAGTTAGAAACGACGTTAACGGACATATAGGCAGTTGGGCTTTCAAAAATTGTTACTGCCTCTGGGGCAATAATGAAAGCTGAACCGTCAATAGTTGTTGATGGTAAATCAACGTCAACCGAGAAGTTAAGGCCAAGAACGTTGCCTTTAATTCCTGTTGGTGATGCAACGCCGCCAGCGTTCATTGGATAGTTGGCGTTAAAAATTGGGCGGCCAGTTGTGTCTGTCGCGCCAAGAAGTGTGGACCAGTGCGAAATTCCACCTACGTAGTTTTGCGCAAAGTAAGAAGTTCCGGCATATGCCGCTACTGGTTCGGTGCTTGCGTAAGAAATTAATCCAGCCGCAGTTGCCGCAGTTGTAGCCGCGTTTGTTGAGTTAGCAGTTAGGTAAGTAATAGCCGCTTGGTTTGTTGCCTTTAAGTACGCCCGTTGAAGTTGCAGTGTGAGCTGGTCATAAAATGCAGGCCCAGATCGCTCGATGAGCTCAATACTCATTGTGTTCATACCAGCATATTTGGCCACTGTTGCGGTCATGTATTCAGTAACCATGCCTGTATTTTGAACGGCACCTGCTTCTGCTTCTACTGTAACTACTGGCGCAACACCGTTTCCGCCGCCGCCGCTAGTAACTAACGTAGGGACTATCACGTTCATGCCTTCGCTTGGCAATACTGCCTTCGTGCAAGCATCGATTGTGCTACGGCCGAAGTTTGTATTTGAAACTACGTTGCGTAGATATTGGTTAGGTGAAAACGCAGGGTTTGTTGTAAATGAATCATCTGCCGCAGATACCCATAGGCGCGACTCATCATTTCCAAGTGATGCTTTAATCTTGTGTTCGGTGTAACGGCCCATAGAAGTAATGCCGTGGCGAACTGTTTGCGACATATATGGGGTTGATGCTTTTACTGTCC